ACTTATTGGAGAGTTTATTGGAAAACTTTGGCATGAGTGGAAGTCAAAAAGTTACATAACTACATATTTATATAAGAGACGTATGACAAAGGAACGTCTTGGAGAAATGAATCCTCAAAAGTTATTCAATTATTATATTCAGGCATATGAAACTGAACATAATATCACAGTAGTTAAGAGGTTCAAAAAGGTTTTAGATGACAAAAAAACAAAGGTTGTTTTATGTACTTATGATAGTTTCCTATTTGACTTCGATATATCTGACGGTTTAGAAACCTTACAACAGATAAAGTCTGCAATGGATATTCCATCAAAAGTATCAGTCGGTGCAAATTATGGCACTATGGTTGATAAGTCGCTATAAACCCTTATATTTATATATAAATAGGGATAGATATGAATTTTAGTAGATTAGTAAACGAATGGGCATGGCGTGTCAATGATGGTATGCCAGATCCACTTAACAGAACACATGTAGAATTTCTTAGAGATGTATTAAGAGAGTCTGGATACGGTGAAGACTTTATAATGTCTTACACTCAAAATCTTACAGAAGCTGGTGAAGATGATAAGATAGTTAAGTATAAGGATAAAGACGGAAATGCAGCAGAAATGAAAGCATCAGCCGCAAAAAAACAATCAGAAGACCATCCAGCAAAAATAGCTTGGCAAAAAACCCAAGACGATGACACAGGCAATTCTACAGAAAAACCAGATCCACAAAAATTATCTGGAACTGACTTTGACAGATCTGTAGGCAAGGAAAAAGAATCACCTGAAAAAGAAACATCTAAAACTGAACAACCAAAAAGAGAAATATCTGGAAAAAACAAAACTCTTTCAAAAGGTAACCCATCAGAAACTGATGAATTTAATAAAGAATTAGACACTTCACCAACAGGAGATGTAGATTTTGCAAACAAAAACGAAAAAAATTCTATTCCTCCTCCGTATAAATTACCTAAAAGCATATCAGACAATCCAAAGTTTCCAAAAAGATACGCAAAAGCTCTTGAGCGTATGATGAATACACAAGCAAACAAAGAAACATCAAATTGGAAATACTTTTCAGACCTTCCTGGAGGTGCAGGCCGAATTAGTGCTCAAGCAGGAGAGCTAATGACAATGGTAGGATCTGCAATGTCAGACGAAGAATTTGAAGAGTTTGCTTCCTCTTTAGAAAAACAAGAACAGTTACAAATCGAAAATAATCCAAAACTTAAAAAAGAAGGAACAAGAATTATTACTAAAAGTTGGATAACTGCTACAAGAAAATCTAGAAAAGCTATATTAGATAGGGTTAAGAAACAATATGGCGAAGATGCAGAGATTCTTGCAAGTTCATGGGATGCAGAAGGTGAAGTAGAGGCCATGGGATTATCTAACTATAAGGAAAATAAAGGCTTTTCTACAGACATGTATTTAAAAATTAGAAAACCCGATGGCGAGGAAGTATTGGACGAGATATCTCTTAAGAAAGATAAAAATATAAACTTCATTAATTCAGGTTTAGGAGATATGGTAAATGATTGGGATCCAGAATTACAAGGTACTCTAACAGATCCTAAAGAATATTCTAAAGGCGAAAGATCAAGATTAGTCACAGGAGCTAAAGCTATTTTAACTCCAAAAGCCCAAGCAGAATTAGAATCTCAAATAAATTCAACAGAATCTGGAAAAGGTAGTAGATCGAAATCTAAAGCCATATTAAATGCAATCAAACAGGCAGCAGATGAAGGCAATAGTGCAGCAATAAAATATCTAAAAGATGATGATACCGCACATAGAAAAATGCAAGAAGATGTAATAGAACAATTTAATACAAATTCTAAAGTTAGAGATGGATTAATAAAAAATATAAAAGACGAGTTTCCATTAAAAGCTGTATCAGAAGGAGAAGAAACAATGGCTATTGGAGATATGTCATTGGATAAGGAAACGATGAAACAAATATTTGGTACATCAGACTTTGATGCATTAAAAGAAAACCTTAGTGTAAAGAAAAATGATGATGGTGAACCTTATTTAGTATATGCTATAGAAGATAAAGAGTCCGTACGAGTAGCAAATATAGTAATACGTCAAGATGGAAGAGGTTATGGTGGTGGTTCTATTAAATTTGAAATGAAATTGCATCCAGATTTAGCAAAAAAATTAGATAACGCGACGAAAAAGGTATATAACTAATGAGAACTCAACTCCTTTGTACTTTTACAAATAATCGTGCCCTATCTAAAACTGTAGATAGAATAATAGATGCTTACGATATCTTATATAATAAAATGTTTGTTCTTAAGAATGAAAATGATACTAGAGAATTGATGTGCACTTATAATATTGATGCAACAGGAAGAGTTGAAATCTTTCCAGAAACTATATCTCTACATAGAAAAAAACAAACAAATACTCTCTATACAATTAACGCACTAAACGAAACTATAAAAACCTGTAATAACGGTGTCCTAGATACAACTTTTCAGGTAGATTGGGAAAATTATAGAAACTGCATAATGGTTACTAATGAAGATGGATTAAGACGAATAGATACATCTGTAAAAGAAATTATACATATTAAGGTAAAACGATGATATTTATATATAGTTAACTATCATAGGAGAGAATCAATGCTTAAACTTAAACACTTACTTAGTGAAATTGATGATGAAAAAATCGTTAAATATAAGGATAAAGACGGAAAACCAGGACAAATGAAGGCTGGTTCTGCAAAAACAATGCAAACAGATCACCCAGCAAAAATAGCTTGGGATAAGATGGCAGAAAAAGATTCAGAAGGTGGTGACGACAAAAAAGATGACAGTCAAAAAGTTTCATTTGATAGAACAGCAGGTGACGATACAGCTTCAAAGTCAGACGATAGTGTTGATGGTAGTGCTGGTAAAGGTCAAAAAGTTGTTGATGGAAAGATTACTATAGGAGAAGATGATAACAAAATAGAAGTTGACGTAGAAGACTTGGCCAATACACTTAACATTCCAGGAATAAATGCAAAAACTTTAGCTAAAAAGTTCGAGTCAGGAGATGCAGATATAGATGCTGATTCGGATGGAAGAATAGACTTTAGTTTCTATGATGATAAGTTAGGAAACATTAGTGCACAAGTAGAAGATGACGGACACTATGATTTCGATGCACAATCTTCTAGTTTATCCGACGAGCAGCAGGAAGAAATGAAAGACGGTTTGGAAGATATATTGAAGTATCAATACCATGACGAAATAAAATCAGGAATTGAAGATGAAGATATGGATGACGACGATGAAGATATGGATGACGACGATGAAGATATGGATGAAGGCATGATTAAATTAAAAGACCTATTAAGATAATGTCAAAGCAAGATTTAATATTAGGTAAAGATAAAAAAGGTAATACATATTCTTATCATGGAAAAAAGCTTGGTGTACATGCAGATCCAGATGCACACACAAATAGACGTGACGATGACGAAGAAAAAGTACGATCACTTTTACGTGACCTAATATACAAGGAAATAAAAAATCTATTTGTAAAAAAATAGTGAAAATAATTGGCCTGGATTTTACCATGTCAAATATTTTGTTTATATTTATATTAAATAAAAAATAACTGAATAATAACTAATAATTAACCTATGACTAAACTCACACTCAGTGTCCTGCTTTTCTTGTTTGGACAAACCTTAATATGGTTTCAAACTAATGGCCAATTTATTTGGAAATGGTTTGATAAAAATCCTTTAATTTTATCAATAGTTGGTGGTTCAACTATATCGTATGCCTTTATTTTGGCAACTAGATATGCTTATGACCATTTTGACGGACTTCTTTGGCCTGGTAGATTCTTAGGCTTTGCACTAGGAATAAGTTCATATGCACTTTTAACTTGGTGGTTTATGGGAGAAGGTATTAGTTTAAAAACTTTTACTTCTCTAATCTTATCAGCAGGTATAATTTGTGTACAACTATTTTGGAAATAATGTTAATAACTTTTAACTCAGAATTTTTTTATGTTAAACAAATTGATTATATTACTATATAAAATTAAACTATGGCAAAACAACTAGGATACGCATGTATAAATATGACTCTCGGACAAGAAGGCATATCATGCAACAGAACAATGATACGCAAAACATTTGATGCAAAAGGTATTGACTATGCATCTGAATTAATTGTAAGTA